GCCGCCGAAACTCAAGCCGCTCAATTAAGCCCAGCCGCTCAGATGCAAGCCGCTCGACTAGGAGGGGTTACTAACGCTCAAGCAGCACAGCTAGGGCCAGCAGCTCAAATCAATGCGCCTACTCTAGGGCCAGCAGGACAGGCCCAGGGCTCGCAGTTAGATCTAACTGGGGATAACCAATACAGAGGGGACCAAAGGCAGTTAATTAGTCAGCTACAGGCCCAGGCTAACGGGACAGGCCCATCTATTGCTAACGCTCAGTTCAAACTAGCAGCGGATCGAAATGTTGCCCAACAAATGGCTATGGCCGCTTCTTCGAGAGGAAGAGGTAACGGGTTAGCTGGTCGTCAAGCTATGATGAATGCAGCGGGAGCCAATCAAGACCTCGCGGCCCAAAGCGCTATTCAGAGAATGCAAGAGCAGATAAATGCTCAGAACCAGCTCGGAAGCGTAGTTAATCAAGGCCGTAGCGCTGAACAGAATGCAGCAATGCAGAATGCCAATCTCTCTCAGCAGAATCAGCAGTTCAATGTAGGCTCTCAAAATGACTTTGCTAAGCAGCTAGCAGCTATGCAGCTCGAAGCTTCTCAGGCTAATCAGAACAGCTCTAATGCCATTAACCTTGGACAAGGGCAGCTCTCTAATGCAGCCGCTCTACAGAATGCGGCTCAAGCGAATGACTTCACTAAGACCCAAGCAAACCTCGAGCAGGAAGCCGCAGGCACCAACATGCAAGCTCTTAATCAGACTAATCTGGCGCAAGGCAACCTAAACCAGTCGGCGTATAACCAAACAGCGGCAGCTCAGAACGCTCTAATCGGGAAGCAGGCAGACATTTCATCTACTGAATCTATGACCGGAGCTTCTAACGCCAATGATATGTCGAAGTATACGGCAGCTCTTCAACAGCAAGTAAATCTCGCAAACTCGGGAGCCGTTAACCAAGCCAATATCGCTCAATCTCAAATCTATGGAGATGAAAATAAGGCAAGAATTGGCGCTAATGCACAGATCTCTTCGGCGGGGCTTAGTTCCAATGCCACTATCCAGGCTAGCAATAACGCTCTCGAAGGGTTGAGAGAAACGAACCAGCTCGGGCTGGACCAGGCCGCAGCAGATTCGCAACAAAAGGCAAACGATCAAGACCTAAAAAACCAACAGGCTAAATAATGGCAGTAGGCGACTTAGATCCTAGTGTACTTCAGGGCCTCTTAGAGTCAGGCAAGATCTCTCCTCAGATTGCCTCTAAGCTTATGATGAGCTTGGACCAGAACAAGCAGATAGATGACGTTGCCGCAGCAGCAGCGGAACAGGGCGTTGGTCCAGATCAATTGCAATCTATGATTCCTAAAATCATTCAGGCCGAAAGCTCTGGTAATCCTAATGCAGTCTCACCAAAGGGCGCGCAAGGATTGATGCAAGTAATGCCAGCTACCGCAAAAGAAGTAGCGGGGAAGCTTGGGATGGAGAGCTATGATCTAAAGAATCCTGAAGACAATGCGAAGATTGGAACCGAGTACTATAAGCAGATGATGCAGAAGTACGGAGACCCAGCGCTAGCTCTAGCCGCCTATAATGCTGGTCCTGGGACCGTGGATAAGGCTTTAAAGGCTACTGGGGGTTCTTCCTTTGCTGATATCGCTCACGCATTACCAGAAGAGACTCAGAACTATGTAGCGAAGATCACGGGGCAACCAACTCCTACACCTCAACCTACTACTATCCCACTTCCTCAAGAGGCCCCTACTCCTGGCCCTTCTATGCCAGCAGAGACGCCTCAACCTACTCCAACGCCAGCACTAGGACCGGCAACCCCTCAGCCTTCAGGCTTTAGTGGTCATGGAGCCACTGACTCTTGGGAAGAAGAGCCTCAGGCTAAGACTAATATTCAGCAGGCCCAAGCTATACAGAGTCAGACTCTAGCCAATGCTCAAGCCCAAGCTCAGAGTGGGGATCCTATCGGGTTATTGGATTCTCTAAGTGCTGGGGAACAGGCCGGGAACATCGCTCTTCAGAATGCTATGTTGACGCAGGGAGAGGGAATCGTAGGAAAGGCCGCAGCCGAATCTAACGCACTAACGCAACAGGCCGGGGTATATGAGCAACAGCAAAAAGAACTAGCCTCTCAAGGTGCAAACTTTGCACAGAAGCGTCAAGCGGTTGAAGCTCAGACTCAGGCCGATATGGATCGGTATCGTCAGAAGGTAATCGAGTTCGGAAATGCTTCTATAGATCCCAACCATCTCTTTAAAAGTCAATCTACTTTCTCCACTATCCTTCTCGGAGTTGGTTCGATAGTCCAGGCGCTAGCAGGGAATACTCAGGCAGGATTAAAGCTCATTGATGACGCTATAGATAAAGATATCCGCATTCAAAAAGCCAATATCGATCTTAAAGGTGACAACCTCAAGCAAGAGCAATCCTTAATGGCCGCTAACCTTGCCATGACAAGGAATGTGGAAGCAGCGGAAGCTCAGACTAGAGCCCAAATGTTGGCCCAGACTGAAGCCCAAGTAAAAGTGATTGCCGCCAAATCAGGCTCAGAAATTGCCAAGCAGAACGCCGCCATTGCAGTGGGTGTGCTTCAGCAGAAGCAAGCAGAGCTAGCGATGAAGTATCAGGCTAAGCAGAGCGAAGTTAATGCGCTGGAAGCTTTATTCGGGGGGCAAACTGCTCCTCTCACTCCATACCAGCAAGTTCTAAGGAAGCTCGCTGCCAATCCTAAAATTTCTCCAAGAATACTTACTGGGTTAAACGGGGAAGAGGTAGGCCTTTCCAAGAGCGATAAGATGACGGGAGATTTTCAGTCCGCCTTGCAGTATCGGCAAGAGATAATAAGAGACGTGGATAGACTCCAAGAGCTTTACAAAGATGGTCAGCCTGTAACCATGAATGGCGCAAAGTGGAATGAGATGAACGCTCTTGTGAACAATCTTAAAACCAAAGTAGTTCAGGCCCAAGATCGAGGGCTAAGAGGGTTCTCTTCTGTAATTAAGCCAGCCCTAGAAACTGAGTTACCTTCAAATCTATTTGCCTCTAATCCACTGACAGCAGCGGGGCAATCTATTCGCCGAGGAGTATGGAGCGATGAAGTTCCTGGCATGTTGAAACGGTTCAAAGACAAGTACGGACGGATGCTACTCGATTCAGCTCAAGCAACTATGTCTTCGGCTAGTCCAGAGTTCCTGCAATGGGTAAGAGCGCAAAAGCTTCAAGCGGGTGAACTACCAGGAGCTAAGAAGGTTCAATGACCGACCAAACCTATCAGTCCAAATTCTTAGTAAACCCAGAATCTAATGAGACCTTTGAGGTTACTGACCCTCAAGCAGAGCAAGACTTACTCTCGGCAGGGTTGCAGCCTGAATCTAAAGAGCAGTTCGTAGATCGAACCATTAAGGGAGTAGTAAAAGAGCACCCCATTGCCTCGACTATTGCCGCAGCCGCCGGACAGTTTACTAATCAGTTTGGTCTCGGGCTTCCTCAACTCATTTATGAGAACACTGGGACCGAGGAAGAGAAAGCACAAAAGAAGGCGATTGATTCCGCTATTACGGGTGAGCACCCAGTTGCCAACATAGCCGGTGGGATCGGAGGAACCGCTGCAGCTCTCTTAGCCACTCCTTTAGGTGCGGGGTTAGATACTCTTGGAGATGCCGCAGTTCAAGGTGTTCAGAAAGTCGCAGCACTCGGAGGAGAAAAGGCCGCAGCCGTAGCCGCTAGTACTCTTGCTAAAACTGCCGTGAAGTATGGCGCAGAGAATGCCGCTATCAACATCCCTTATCGTGTAACAGAAGAAATGCTCGGAGATCCTAAGATTGCATCTGAGGGGTTGTTAGCTCATGTGGCCGAAGACTTTGGGGTAGGCGCCGCTCTAGGTGGTGGAGTCGGACTTGGGACCTCTCTACTTGGGTATGCAGTCAAGGGGACAGCAGCTTTGGCGAAGGGCACGGCCCTATCAGAAAGACTCGGAGACGTATCAAATCAGTTTCGGTTTAAGAATGCAGGAGGATTGACCTCAGATCTTCGGCAGTTAGGGAAAGTTACCAATGAGAAGTCTATACCCGAAAGGCTAGATCACTTTGCAAAGGTGATGGATGAAAATGTAGATCCGCTGACCGAAGCACGAGGAGCGGAAGCTATCCATGAGAAGCTACTAGAGGCAAAAGAAAAGACCGGCAATCAACTCTCCGGCCTAAGAACTCAAGCCGATGCCTTAGGGGCAACTGTCCCCTATCAGACAATAGAAGATAGTCTCTCAGCCACTCGCAAAGAGTACACGAAGGGGAACCTCGATGTACCAGATCAAATAGTCACAGGGGGGGGCTCTGGCGCGGCTTCTCAAGATGAAATTCTTCAGCAAGCCTTTAAACGCTACGGGACAGATACTAGGAAGTGGCCTCCCGAAGTAGCCGATGCAATTTCTAATGGGACCGCTCTTCCTGGTGAAGCTACTACAATCCCCGGCAAAGTCATTCAAGACCCTCGTGCAGGCCCAGACGTCAAGGCTATAGACTTCTATAGAACCTCATTCGAAGCGGAAGCCAGCGCAAAAATGGCGGCCCAGGGCATGACTCCTGAACAGATTGCTCAGGCATTCGCAACGGGAGAAGGATTGCCGGGCTTCACATTCAACGAACTCCACAACATTCGCCAATCAGTCAAAGATCAGCTTTTTAACACTGAGAAGGCGCAAGGTTTTAAGACAGATGGAGGAACGGACGCTTGGAACGTAGTTTCTAACCTCATGGATACTCATCTAGATCGGACCTTTGCTGATGCCGGACTAAACAAAGAAGCCAGTATCTTCAAGAAGACTAACGCCAAATGGCGTGAGATTATGCAGATGTCGGACATGGTTCTAGAGAAGGCCACAGAACGCGCCGTGTCTCGTAATAAGTTTGGCCTTGGTTCTACCATCTTTGCAGGAGCGGGAGCTATTGCAGGAGGAGCACCGGGAACCGTTGCAGGATTAGCAGCGGGGTATGTAAAGCAGCACTACGGCAACTACATAATGTACCAGACCTTAGGCAAGGCCGCTAAGGTCCTAGAAGGCTTCGACGGTAGAATCAACAATGCAGTGACTGAAATGCTTTCCTCTGCTCCAGCTAAAGCCGCAGCAAAGGCCGCCGCCGTTGGCTCTGTAGGAGTTTGGTCACGCTATCTAGGGGAAGATAAGGCCGACCCAAGAAAAGGCTTACAGGCGCTCGTTACGGACCTTTCACACGCTCAAGCCAATCCTGATAAAGTAGGAGAAGCCCTCTCCGCGCTAGCTCCTGACCTGGCCGACCACGCTCCTACTAACTTTGCTCTTATGTCCTCTAATACGATGGCGGGGATTCAATACTTGATGGAGGCTGCTCCTAAACCTCCTCCTCCACTCTTTCCGGGTGGCCCTATTCCGCCGTGGAGCCCTTCAGACAACGAGATGTCAAAGTACTCTCGCAAAGTTCACGCCATTTTCAGCCCGATGTCGATACTAGATGAAGTTAAGACTGGGACTCTCACCCGAGAGTCAGTAGATGCTGTAAAAACCGTTTACCCAAATCTCTACCAAGCTATTCAGACCTCATTGAAGACTAAGCTTGCCGGGGCAAGTCCTCGTGACATACTTCGGATTAGATCTAAATTGTCATACTTAATTGATGACGGAGTTGACCCATACAAGAAGGCTACTCGGATTCAAATGAATCAAGCCGGGTTCGCCCCAAATAACAAAAAAGTAGCACCTCAGGCTAATTCTAAAATAGATGAGGCTAGCAGGTATAAGACTGAGTTAGACAGGATTCAGCAATGATCACAGCGTTGAGAGCATTTAAGACCCGAACTAATTCAGTCCTAGCCGATGGTGGGACTGTACTTCCTGTCGGAGACCGTTACGGACGCCAAACTATGGCGGGTATCGAAGTTACTCCAGCCCCAGTAGACGTAACAAATTCCGGGGACACCTCTTTAATTGCAGCCCCAGGAGCAGGGTTAAGAATCAAGTTACTTAGATGTGTAGCGTCTAACACTCATGCCACTACAGCTCTTACAGTCGGACTTAAAGCCGCATCTCTTGCAGGGGGAGCTGTATTCGGGAAACAGTATCTTCTTCCTACAGGAGGGCTTGCAGTATGGCAGGTCCCAGGGGGGCATTTCATGCTCGGAGTGAATGAGGCGTTGTTTGCTAATCTTTCCGCTGCCGGAACTGTTTCGTATACAGCCTATTATGAAGTGGTAGCCGACTAATGACCGTTACTTTCATTGATACGTTTAATAGAGCGAATACAGCCGCAGGTGGAGCCGGATCTACTAATGTTACCGGGCCAGGGGGATCCTATTTTAGTGGGGCATATATCGACATTGACGGGTGCGGTGCCGTCATTAACACGAATCAACTTAACGTACCTTATGTAGCACTTGCCAACTTCCGCAATGCCGGACTAGTCACGCCGGGTGCAGTAAGCATTCTTTATGTAACTGGCAAAGTTAAATACAAGTATCAGAGTACAACCCATTCTTGCTCGATCAAAGTCAGAGAGAACGCCGCAGGAACGTCGAACTATTTAGCATATATCAACGGCGGTCTCCTAAATATCGGAGCTATGCTTGCCGGTTCTTATACAGGCGGACCAACAGGAGCCGTTTCTCCAGCTCCTAGCGTAAATGATATTATTAGAATTGAGCTTACTTGCGCAGCTGGGACCAGTTCCGGCACTAAAGTCACTGCAAATGCGTACAACGAAACGACCGGAGGGGCTTTAATTGCTACTTGTACGGTAGATAATGATACCACTGGTAATCAATCTGCCGGGGGAGTCGGAACTAGTTCTTATTTCAGCACTAGCGTTGTCACTTACCTAGAGGGTGATGATGACGGCGTTGCTCAATCTATGTCACTAAACGTGAATAGTGGTCCAGTAAACGGCAATACCGCTCTAGTGATAACGGGAACTGGTACAAGCTGGGTCCCGGGCGTCACCACCGCTAGTGTGACCGGAGGGACAGGAGCTAGTCTGTCTAGTATTGTATGCGTCAGTGCCACTCAAATTACTGCAACTCTTGCAGCGGGCAGCGCTGCCGGGACCTTAGTGATCCATGACTCTCTTGACGCAGCAACCGCGCCTTTCACGGTAAATGCTAGTGCAGCGGTAACTAATGGCGCTATTACTATCACAGCAAATGATCCGACAGGAGTGACTCTTGGACTAGCTCCAGGAGGCGGAGCAGCTACTATTACCAATACGATCTATAGGCATACCGCTCCATTTACGCCACCGGGTACGGGCACATCTTTAGGAACGGCTACTAACGGTGTTACGTCCTTCAAAGATTCGACACCTCCCACTTTACAGCCTATCTACTATAGGTCGATTGCTACAGATGGCACTACTTCTGCGACTTCAGCCCAAACAGCGAGTCAGGGGGCTATACAGGCTCGGAATAGATCTATAGCTCGCAAAATAGGAGTGATCGGCGATTCTATCATGGTGGGGTATGGGTCCGGTAACGTTTCGCCGGTAGCTTTCACTGTAGCAACTCTAAACGCGAATCCTGATTATCTTTGGACATACAACAACCAAGCGGTAAATGGCACCTCGACATCGGACTGGGTAAACTCGACTGGAGGCGTGACTCTTAGCTCTGTTAATGCATCATTTAACTCGTCGGCTATCGATACGTTGATCGTCGCTCTCGGAATGAATGATTGTAGATCCCCTAACAACTTTTCTGGCGCTACGTATCAGTCAAACTTAACCAGCTTAATCAATACAGTATTAGCCGCAGTTACTTCTATCACCCGTGTATACGTAGCGGAGCCCACGTTTCCGACTCCTGGAACGTCTGGGGGCCAATGGTCAGAATCGTCCATAACGCTAGTAGAAGCGTACAAAGCATCACTCGCCAACATTGCCAGCGGTAATAATAAGGTCAAAGTGATTGCAAAAGGGGCAATGGAAGAGTTTGGGCAGAATGCCGCTACGTTACTGAATAGCTCAGACGTCCACCCAAATACGGCAGGGAGCACTCTACTAGGAAACTGGTATGCAGCAGATATTAGGTCATTAGAATCTACTGGCACAGGCGGGGTTACTATCTATATTCAAGTCGAATAAGGGCACAGCATGAACGTTACAGATTATCCAGTTATTTCAGGTGGGCTGAGTTCTCACAAATTAATATCCGCAGCGACTACTAACGGCACGAACGTCAAAACGTCAGCCGGACAGATTTATTCAGTGCAGGTATTCAACTCTAATGCCGCTATTCGCTATCTAAAATTGTATAACAAAGCGACAGCGCCGACTGTCGGGACAGACACGCCATTCAAAGTGTTGGCAATTCCTGGCAATGCCGCAGGCGCGGGTATAGTGATTAATTGGGACAAAGGGATATCGTGCCCGCTAGGCATAGGATACGGACTAACCACAGGTTCCGCAGATAACGATACTGGAGCAGTAGCCGCAGGTGAGATCGTAGTTAATATAGATTGGAAGTAATGGCCATACTCACTACTACCAGATCTGGAAACTGGAGCGACACAAGCGGGACCACTCCATGGACTGCTTTAGTTGGCTCAGGAACGGGCGGCGTAGCAGGAGTAGGCGATAGAGTTATCGTTAATTCAGGCCATACGCTCACCGTAGATGGGACTCAAGCTTGCGGCTCTAGCGGACCAAACGCGCCTTCAACAGCAGCCACAGTTTCACCGTCCGCAGGCGCTTCTGTAACATCACTTCCAGCGGGCAACTATTACGTTCGAATCACAGCGGTAAACGCAAGCGGAGAGAGTTCTACTAGCGCAGAATCAGCGGTCCTTACAATCGGGATTGCTCCCAACAATCAACCTAGAATCACACTTCCTGCACTCCCAACCGGAGGAACCTCATGGTCAATCTATTTAACTAACACGGGAACGGGCGCAGGCGGTCTTACGCATCGACGGTACGCGACAGGTAAAGCAGCAGGAAACTTTGAACCAGTGTCGGCAAGCTGGGAAGATGGTACGGTGGCTTTTGCCTCGGCTCAACTAATTGCGCCAGCATCGGCAATTTGGGCAACAGGCATACTTAATGTAGCAGCAGGGGCAAGTCTTACAGTAAGCGGCGATGTACAAACAACAAATTCGAGTGGAAGCACATTAAGTGCTGGCGCAACTGTTTCGATCAATGTTCCTGCTACACAAACTTATTACTGGTCACCGGGCGGGTTTAGCAACGGCAACGTATCGCCGTTACTTTCGAATGGTTCAAGTGGCTCACGCACTACGATTCAAAGAACTGGATCAGGTATAGCGAGCATTTCGGCGATGCCACTTGCCGCGTCATTTAATGGGCGTGGGCTAATGCAGGCCAGCTACACTAATTTTATTGATCTAGGTTCAGCGTCCGTAGATGCAGCAGCAGCGAGTTTCTATTTAGTGCCGACATTCTCGCTCACAGATTGCATAATGACCAGGTGCGGGCAATTCCGAACGGCCAACGCGCAGCCAGATCAGAATGTCACTATTTCTCGCAATCGTTGGAGCGGATCTTTAGCTACTAACTGTATGCTGATGGATCTCGGGTCCTCTTATACTTCCGGCACTCGTCTATTCAACCGTAACGTATTAGATGCAGTGTTTCAGTTCACCAGCGGCGCGGTGGGTTGGACTATTGACGACAACTTCTATGGCAACAACATAGTGATGAGCGGGATCACCGCCTCACCAACAAGCTTTAAACGCAATTTTTGGGGACGAACCGATCCGAGTGCGGGTGGACAACCTACCGTTGGTCTTCAGTTTGGTTGCACCGATAACGTGTATCACGTGTCTTGTTCGAGCGCTCCTAATCCTCACGGAATTGATCCAGCAATACGAAATGTTGATGCAACGATTAGTGGCTGGGTATTCGACGGCCTCACAGCAGATAATTCGGGCGATCTAATTCTGCCGAACACAGGCACCCCCGCAAGCACGTACACACTCACGATAAAAAATAATGTTTATCTTCCGAATTTGCGCGGGGATAACGTTGGAACGCCATGTACACTTTATGGAAACTCAAAGCTAAAAGTAAATTTCGAACACAATACTTATGTGATGGGGATTCAGGGATTCAGCTACGGCGAATTCGGTGGCTATGCCGGTGCTGCCAACATGATCCCTTCTTTCCAGTCTAATATCGCATGGAATCCGTCCAAACTTTCGACCGGATATCTTCTATGGGATGCGCTGGGGTCGCCATTTGACGCAACGCCGGGGCAGGTCACAACATGCGATTACAATGGAAAATACAACTACTCTGACACCACCGCATTCCCAAACGCTGATACTACAGTTCTAGCCAAGGGCTATCTAACTAGTACGGTTGCCAATGGTCATTACGTTTTTGTCCAAACTCCCGCTAATGTTGGAGCTCACGACGTTGATGGTGACCCGGTTTTTTACGACAAAACAAGGTCCACACAGACTTTTGACCAAGGTTATCTTGCTCAGCCAAAAGCCACCGATTGGGCGAGCGGTCAAAGTTATATTGTGGGGGATATTCGTGCATCCGCTGTATCGGGCGCTTTTTTTAGTCTCCCGATTAATTACAGGTGCATTACAGCGCATACATCTACAGCGAGTGGCGTGACGGGGCCGCCAGGTTCAGGTGTTGCCGGCGCTACTATCAATTGGTCGACATATTGGGAACCTGCGAGTTTCGAATACATAAGACAGTCGCTTTTAGCTGGTACGACTTACGACGGCACACCCCTAGGAGGCTCTTCTGGCGTCTCGATTATAGAGGTTCTACGGCTATGGATACGCCGGGGCTTTGCTCCAACAAGCGCCTCTTATAGAAACGCTGGTCATGATGGTGTGACAATCGGAGCGGTGGAATATACAGCCCCAGGCGGGGCTTCTAATCAGAATCTACTTTTGCTAGGGATTGGGTAGCGGTATGCGCGCCCAGTGGGTATCATTCCCCCAGCTCCAGTTTGTCGCGTAGTTCGTAAAGCTCATCCTCTAACTCATCCACTATGCCCCCACCTTCAGTGCAGAAGCGGCACGGCGGATTAATATGGCACGAACAACAATGATCCATGCCAATCATCATGGCTCTATCATAGTTGAGCCGCGCTTCCCGCAATTGCTTCACCAGCTCTAGTGTCTCCTCGTCTGTCATTTGTCCTCTTCAAATTGTTCAATCAAGCTCTGTGAAGTATATTGATCTAGGTATGGTTGCATTTCGATTAACCATTTCACAAAGTCTTCTTTCCCCCGATCCAGCTTCTCCACCCGCGCCTTGAGCTGCTGATTCTCTCTGTCTGCAACTAACAGTAATTTGAGATACTCGTCCCGCTCTTTCTCCGCTCGCGCCTCGTCCTTAATAAGTATGCTATTAGCTCTCCTGACAACGACTAGATCCGCCTCCGCTTGATCTGCGCGATCTCTTTGGCGACTGTACATATTAAAATTGGCGTATTTCTCCGCCTCGAGCTGTAGGATGTAGTCACGGACCTGGCAAAGCTCTTTATACGAGACCTGAAAAGGCTCGCTATCTGAAGATCTCTGCAATAGCATAATCCACCGCCCCGGATGCTCTTCCTTCTCGCTCATTCCTCCCCCTCTCCCTTTAGTTCTAGCAATTCCACCCCTTCAAGCTTCCAGTATTCGTAAGAACGCTGATCATACCCTCCTCGCCGTAGCACTCGCTCTATTTCGGGCACATCAACGTCAATCGAATGCAAAGTGGTAATAACAGGCGAATCGATATTTTTACGCTCACACTTGACGATGAATCTTATCATTCCTCCCCCTCCGGTCGTAAATCTTGCAGTGCGTAGTTGATGGCCCATTCGCAAAGTTTTCTACACATCACTTCAAAGGCGGTATTAGTGTAAAGTCTATATGCCTCAGTTTCACTGGTTTCAGTGTCCGGCCACCTCACCTTAGCCCACTGATCTGGAGTAAGGCGGGGAACGTACCTATTCATTCTAAAATATTCCTCACACTCTGCGAGATGCAGAAGAAGTTCCTCGCGTCCACCTAGCCCCTCAGCCCCACATGCAGCACACGCCCATCGATCTGGCTCAGTCGGTTGAGTCTCGCTAACCACATCGCACGCTTCCCCGCACTTAGCGCACACGTAAAAGCCCGTTCCGTCCGTTGAGCTTTTGATCCATAAGTTTTCTCCACAGCATTTACTTTTCATTTTACCCCCATCCGTTCGCGTAGCCATTCGCACATGTCCCTAGCCGCGTTCTCAGTCCAAGCGGTTGTGTCGAACCCACCGAACCCGCTCAATCCCCACTTCGCACCGAGGCGCTCAACTTCCTTCTCTATCTCCTCCTCCGTCGGCCGCTCGATCTTCTTGGTGGCGTCAACGATATGATCGGCGACCATTTTCGCGGCTTCGGGAAGATGGTCGGATTGCTTAGCTGGTTGCCAGCATTTACTACAAAGGAGTTCAAACACAGGGCTTCCGCAATCAACACAACACTGGTTATTATCCGCCCCACAGCATTTACTTTTCATCTTCCGCCTCTTCGCATTCTTGCCTACACTTCGTACACTTTCGAATCATCGAAACAAACGGCTCGCTCCAGATTGACCACCACCTCGAACCGACAAGCCAATAGCAATCAGATTTGCAACATTTACTCTTCACTTTGCCCCATTCCTCTTCTCGAATCGTTCCGCTACTCTTGCCTTAAATTCTATCAAGCTTAACTCGAAGTTCTTTTGCCAATCTTTAGATGGCCCGTCCTCTGCTTTGAATTGACATCCCAAGTTACAAAACATCGGCATCGTTGGATCGGCGTACCCTAGGACTCGGCCACAATAGAGGCACACGTTGTAGTTGCTCATGCTGACCTCAACCCCAATCTCTGGCACACATAAACGGCTGCTATTATGAGCGCCGTGAGATACGTGATTGCCGACATTATTACTAGCCACATATGCCACGTTTCTTGTTGATTACTCCTGCAAAGGGGGCAGCGTTTACTTTTTAGTGTCAGTGTCATCGCTTCCTCTTAAAAAGTCGGATCAACCGTTACCGGTACCGCTACCGTCACCGTAACCGCTACCGCTACCGTCACCGTAACCGCTACCGCTACTGGTACCGGTACCGTAACCGTAACCGCTACCGTCACCGCTACCGTCACCGTTACCGCTACCGCTACCGCTACCGTAACCGCTACCGTAACCGTCACCGCTAGCGCTACCGTAACCGTAACCGTCCTCTATGCTGACCATATTGCCACTCCCTCTAGTGATATTCTGGCCTTTTCAGTCCCATCTATAATTTCGATCGCTTCAGTTAATTCTATCCGATCAACGGCGCACGGAAATTTACAATTCTGAGGACAACTAGTTCCTTCTTGTGCTAGCTGCGACAAAGATGCCGCCCCGGCCCAATACCAAAGTCTTCTAGCTTTTTCGAGTACGACCTCTTTCCCGGTTCTGCTCACTAGATACCCCGCAAAACAACCGGCAGAATATGTGCGAACGATCACATATTTTAGATTCTTAGCCGGTCTTTTCACTTCTTTCTTTACAGCCTTTTCCGTTACCATTTTATGTTTCTCCTTGTTTATTATAACCCCGTCCTTTCCCGGTGAGTCATGCCGCTATTCTGCCACCTTCCAAACTAGAGCATCCCCATCTAGCGTGGTCCCGTTCTTCGACTTCTGAAGCATCATGACACGTCCATCTATGCTAGTTCGCAGCTCGTGAACCGCGATAAATTCCAGAGCCATAATACACCCAGAAGCTCTTGCAATTCGGTCTCCGAGCCTAACTTCACTGGCCTTGACCTGTACTAGAGTGACGGTCTTCATTTCATTTTCCAAAGTGCGTAATGCTCTTAACCGCCCACATAGATGCTTGCTCAAGGTTTGTTTTTACTATTGCCATGGCTCTAGGGTTCACATTCGGCAGCTCAGATAGAAAGCTATCCAAAACTTTGAAAGCCTCTCTAGTCGCGGCTATGTTATCTCTTTGCTCTTCTGTCACAGGTAGTGATTCATATGCATAGTTCTCTACTTTCATATATTCCTTCATTAAAGTTATTCTACTCTCCAAACTCTAGTTCCTTGATTCATCCTCCTTATCGCGGCTCTCTGCCCATAACTTCGTAGTTTATTCGCGAAGTTCATAGCTTCAGTATTGTGCTTAAAATTAACCGAGTCTCCTATTTCTAGACGCACACACGGCTTCTGAATACGGCAAACAAGTGGAGCTAGCGCCTTTCGCTCATGAGCCGACTTAGAGATTGGAATCCCTTTATCAATCTTATAGATGCGATAGTGTCGCTGTACTTTAGCCCTCATGGTTCCCCAAACCAGTTCCGACGTATCCGATCATCTAGCTCATCTTGTGCTATCTCAATTGACATCTGCCCGTGTCTGTATCCCTCGTTATAAGCCCTTTTCACTTCCGCCTCTTGGTACATTAGCCTACTAGCTAACTCCGAATTAGCGTCTATAAGGTCCTGCTCAACCACATGAGATTCGGGAAACTTTGAGCCATCCCGATAGACAAGCATGACGATTCTATCCACTCCGGTGCCTACGTCGATCATTTCTCTAGCCTCAGCTTTGCAACGTGAATGAACCGCTCTACTGCAAGGGGATTGCACCCAGCTTCTCTAATCGCACTACATGCAACGAGAAACCCCTTCCAATGCGCTTGTTCCATCATTTCAGCCTCGCGGTATTCCTCTCTTGCAGGAAGAACTAGCTCTTCTTCCGAACTACCGGGAAATAAGTGAAGTGTTGTTTTTTGCATAGTTCGTCCTCTATGTTATAAAGTCGCCTGTACGAAAAATATCTACTTACTGGTTTAAAATCCTTGTCTTTCATTGCAAATTGAACCGCCTGAATCATCGCGTCCGGGTCTTCAAAGTCCATGTGCTCGGCCATCCATCTTAAATTGATCGGTTCCGGCTTAGGGTTTTCAGCCCAATCTATTAGTAGCTCGATATCCTCTTTCCGTTTATTGCTCATCCAGTTTGCGAATTTTCCCTCGAACTCTTGCGGGTCTCGAATCCACATATGCGCATCTCGAATCGCTCTATAAATCACAGCCGCGAACAAATTAATCTCAGGACATGGTTGAGCCGGACAAATACAGTAAGTGTCTGCTTTTATCTCTTCGAGTTTCATGGCTCTCCATGCATAAGGATGTATTCAAGAGCTGATAGATAAGCAGAGGAAACCGCTTCACGCCGATAGACCCCTATTAACAAAGAATTCCACTCAGACTTGTGAAACAAAGAAGGATAGTCACTCTTTCGAATACAAAAAGCTTCAGCGTCTTTGTCGTTGTCGATTATCCCGTGTAGTTGTAACCAGTCACATACTGGCTTACTGTAGTTGTGCGAATCGCTCTTTTTATTATCCGGCAGCGCTATCAAGATATGAGTAGGTTCCGATCCGAACGTCATTAGCTCAGAATCATCATTAGCCAATTCAGCGTCGAAGATTGAAGAGATTAGCTTCAATTGCTTCTTATGCTCAGATGAGTGAGTGATAATCGGAAACCTAGCGCCCTTCGGCATAAACGCTACTTTATTGTTAGACGTGCTCGGAAAGTGAGCCGCCGCGCCTTTGAAAACAATATGCATACCAAACGGGCCTTTGCTGATATCACAGCTAGATGTTTCCAGAGCTAGCTGATACTTCGCTGCCTTCCGTGCTTTCGCTCGCGCCTTCTTCTCTTCGTCTGTTAGTCTCGCACTCATCACAAACTATCTCCCCTTTAGAGATCCAACTCACGTTGAACACCAGTAATGACTCGCACTTTGGACACCGCTTGCACGACCTCTCCACCTGTCCGATCTTTGTTCCCATTGCTAGAATGAACGGCTTTCGCATATCTATCTCCTTTCCCGTTAGGATCTAACATTGAATAGTCAGCAGTCTTGAACCTGACAATCACGTCAAAGTCCTCGGCTACCAGGTATTCTTTCTTTTTAAGAATCTTCCGCATTACTTCGATCAGCTCTTCCCCGGTCAAAGTTAGCGTCTCAATCTCTCGGTTTTTGTTCGCGATAAACTTCATGGCTTCGCCCACAACCACACAATCTCTTGGCCCTCTTCAAGATTCTTGTGGAACTCCCGTCTTTCGTAGCAGTAACAGCGCCGCCCCTCCCGACTTTTCCAAACCACCTTGACCTTGCCTTCCGCTATCCGCTCTCTGTGATATCTGAGTTCTTGCGCTTCCGTTGTTTGAAACGTCTCGGCTGGTGAATCCAATTTTCTCCATCTCCTCTTTGAGGTTTCCAGGTAAGAGCATGCGCTCGTCACGGGTATTTAAAGACTCATATCGTTGGCGGAATTGAGCGCGGAAAGTGGGAATATCTTCCGATTTAATGTCGAACCACTCTCTAGCCAGGGTCCCTAGCGCTCGATATCCAAGGGGGCATTCTTTCTCGTACTCATCCATGGCTTGCGCTTGATTGTGATAGCCGTACCTTCGAGCGAGTTTGACCCAGCAGTCCCACGCCTCGGCCCAAGTCTCACCACGCGCACTAACAAGCATGTCTTTGTATGTCTCCATAAAGTCTTGAACCTTTGGAACTCCGTAGGTCTTTCGCCCAAGCATCACCCTAGCGACGGTCCAAGCATGTGATTGTGGTACGGTCTGTAACTGGTCAAACCAGACATCGACCTTGGGCTTGGATACCTGCTCACCAAAATCAGCAAGTAAATAAACTAGGATTTCTCCGACCTCTGCCTTAGTCATCCTCCCCTCCTCAGGCTCTCGATAAGCTCTAGATTCGCAGCATGGGCATCATTCGGGTTCTTTTTCCCGTAGCTTTTCGGCTCAAAAACGGATTGCCATTCTTGTTCGATTGAGTGATCAATTGCAGCGATAAGCACCGCAGCGGAGCGCGCCTTGAATCGATTGAGAATGATGTTGATTGGGCCAGCACTCTTAATTGGCTTTTTCAAAGTCATTCGGCGATAGCTACAAAATTTCTGGATCGCCTCCCGGACGGGGAAAGTATCTAAATGCGGAGGGAAAGCCACTTGATCGAGAGTTGCGCCAAAGTCCGCCTTTCTAGGCTTTTCCTCTATCACTTCACCGTTAAAAAAGTGCCAGCCGCCTAGGTCCTCGGGAATCTCTCCACCCTGCCAAACCTTCAGCCATCTACCCTCAGCCGTATCAGGACGAGTAAGAAAGAGGTTGTGCTCCAATGCCCAGAGTAAAAGCCGGTGAACCTTACTTTTATTCCATTCCCATCTCAGCGCTAGAAACCTCTCTGAAACGTGAAGTTCTCCCGGCTCACACCACCCTTTAGATAGCGGGGAATATTTACCGCCATGGTTAGCTAAACTCACTAAGTCAGCGTATGCCCCTAACTCCTCGATATCTTGAGGTGCGAATACTCCACGCTCAAACGGCCAAACTGGTATCTGTAGATACATAGCAACCTCCTACCAACCTTCTGGATCAATGTTGTCCTCGGGAACGACTTCCGCATTAGGCGCTCGCACGAAAAACTCGCTAGGGTTCATCCCTTTTTTGATGTCTTTGTACACGTCGCCTAAGTTCTGAAGATCGACTTCGTTCATCTTCTCCAGCGAACACTCACAGTAGTTTTCAAGCTGTGATTGGGTGACACCAAGAAGCTCAAAGGAAGAGAGGAGCGCTTGTTTCCGGTTGTTAATGTCGCCTTTGTCTTTCTTAGGTCCGGGCTTAGGCTTGGGCTCGGGAGTGGGTTCATGTGTGGGGGCTTCAAGCTCTGCAAGTTTAGCTGACTTCTGTTTGATCGGCTCACCTTCGATCTCTTCCGGTATATATAGGCCCGATAGTTGTTGAGAGAATGCCTCTCTGAGGGCAATCGCCTTAGCTACCTTGCATAGCATGTGGTAAGGGGAGGACTGCCACAGCGGAGTATTCTTCTTAAATTCTTTTAGCAATGCGGTGGCCGTTGTAGGACGTGAACGGTCTTTGCGATAAACGATACACTTAACCCAGGTTGGGCTCAGTTCATTGTCACATTCTAATTCCATCCCATCATACATCGGGTGAGCATTGGCTCGCTCAAAAAACCCATTTATGCCTACCATGGTGATTAGCTTGTCACCGCTCTTAAAGCACCAAATCTCTTTCTTGAGTGGGTTGAAGCCTGACGACTGACAAAGCTCGATGAAGAACTTGAACTCGGGGTCCGACGTACCTTTAGCTACTGTCTGCTTCAAGACATCCAAGAGTTGCCGGTCAGTATAATCTAATTGCCTATCAAAGTTTGCGACTGCTTTCGTCGTCACTACTGTCGGTAAGTTCTCACTCATTTTCAGTTTCTCCTTGGTTATCTACAGCCCACGAAGGTAGGCCGAGTTCTACAGTTGAAGGGTATTTGCCGGGCCAGTTATTGGTGTGCAGGCACTCAGCGAAGAGCTTTAAGCGCTCCCTATTTTCCCGGTGGCCTTGCTCTATGTCCGCGTCAGGGATCCGCCAGACGGCTACGTCATAAGGGCGGGTAGTCTTTATCCAGACGATTAAGCTGTGCTCGACATCATGGCCTACAGCGCGCATGGCCTCGCGATAAGTAGCTAGCTGGTTGTGGTAGCCGTACGACTTGATAGCAGTTTGAAGTTCGCGCTCAGACCACTTCGAAGTTGTTTTAAGATCAATGTTGATTTTCTTGCGAAAGCCGTAAGCATCTAGGCGGGAACGGCGGTAAAGCTCTGTTTCTCGGTCGAGCCATAAGATGCTCAACTCTACTAGTTCAATGTTCGGAATGACCGTGTTTTTAACGGATTGGTGAGAGTCGTAAACTTTCTTTCGTTCAAGGATCTCATCTAGGTCAGACTGATAGACCCAGCGATCCCCATATATTTTTATCAGCTGCTCTCTCTGCTCCTTGACCTCTTTCTTCTGTCCCCTCAAGTCCTCCGGGACAATCCAAACGTCACCGGTGGTATTAGATAGGTAAACGGAGTGGGTCAGAGATCCCAAAACCATGGCGTCCGTGACTTTGGAGGGAGTAATTAACTTGTCGTAGCAAGCTAGAGGACTCTCGCTCATAGCTCCAAGGCCATGAGACGAAACGGCTCCAATCAGAGAGTGATAGATATCTTCTGGTAGGTCTTCGATCAGGCGAGAGGTTTCGCCTTGCAGCAAGTCTCTTACCCGCGCTATTTCTTCGTCAGAGAAAAGCATTTATCCGCCCCTTATTATCGAGCGGAATGACGGTCATTTATCGGTCAAAAAACTCTGTTTCCTCGCCGATAAGTGTTCTTATCGGGCAGAAGGGAATTCAGAATTGACCGATAATTGCAATGACGGGCGTCATCCCTCGGTAATTTGATGGTGAACCACCTGAGTCTGATTCGTCAACTGGTTTTTTTAGTCTGGAAATAAGATAATTTTGTGGCTGGAGAATCGGCATCACTGAACCGCCGTTTGTCATAAACCTCCACCATTTTAACAGAGCTATGTCTGCTAAATTCTTGAACTTCTCGGTAGGTAAGTCCGGCTTCAAGAAGGTTGGTTATTGCGGTCGCTCTAGCACAGTGACAACTAAAACGAGAGTCTAGTCCCGCCCGGTTCAAGTACGACTTGAACAATCGGCGCACGAAGCAGTCAGAAATAGCTGAAATTACTACAGGCTTGCCTTTTCGCTTTACGAAAAGAGGAGAGGTGGCACTAGCACCATCTTCAACTCTATCCGCCTTCACGGCTAACAGAGCCTCAGAAACGGGCTCAGGTAAAGGCATGACCGATAATTTCTTATTCTTCTGCCGTCTGAGTCGGATTCGGGCTATGCCGTTACTCTCTGTCAAGTCACCAACGGCCAAACCGCACACCTCAGAACGCCTCAGACCAGCACCAAAGAGCAAGCACATAATAGCGTGGTCTCTCCGTCCGTCCGTTGTGGCGCAATCGCTTTGCATTAGCATCTTTCCGATCTGCTCGTCTGTCAGTCTTTCATATGAACGTCGATCCTCTGCCTGTAGATTAAGCGGGAAGTCGAAAGGATTCGGGCCTGTCACATGGCCGTTCCGTATGAGATGCCCGTAGAAGCTCTTCAGGACGTTCTTTCGGTGATGGATGGTGCGATAGGAGGCGGAAGCCTTGCCCCACTCTGTTGGGCTTCCAGGACGTTGAGAGAGGGCTAAAATGTATTGTTGTGCTTCAGTCTGCTTAACGTGTGTGAGAGCCCTGGTCTTGAGTATCCAGGCTCTTTCTTGAGCCCAGTTTACCCAATCATCTAAAACTTTTTTATATGCTCGTTGAGTGTTCGGACTATACCCAGCTACCCACGCTTCAAACATCGAAGCGAAAGACAAATCAGGCTCCTCAAGTTCAACATCGTTCCCCTCAACCATGCTGCCCCCCGTCACAACCGGTGTTTCATATACCGGAAAGGCAGAGCTTGCTAGCAAAATCTTGAGGGATATAATCAAAAATTACAGAAGCACAAATCGTGCCAAAAATTCGGCACAGACTATGCAAGTGGCTAAAATCTTTACGCCTTCCCAGAGGCCCGTGATTAAGTTCATATTCGATCACCTAAAGTTAGAAGCAGCATATTTGCCAGCCGTGACATCACAGCATTGGAATAGTTCTCAGCATCGGGACCGGACCCGTTATAGTCTCGGAGGGCTAGGCGTAGGCGTTCGGCAGGGCTCTTGATCTCAGAGTGGCGCTTTAGGTTCTCAGTCAAAATAGTCAGGCCACACTCAATATTGGTTTTTGGGTCTATCAACTCCGAGTAGGAAGAGAGGCCGCATCGTTTCGCGTGAATGATTGGAATGACCTGGAGTAGCCCCCAGGAACCAGCCCACAATTTCTTTTCGTCGTCAGTGCCTCGAATGGATTTAGTAAGCGGTAATAGTTTCGGCTCAAATCGATAGCGATCTACCCGACTCCACCCGCCCGATTCCTGTAACGCCATGGCACGAACTATTAATCTATTGACGCCAAAGTCGGCAGAGAGTTGATCGATTAGTTGCTCTACTGGCACTTTCTCAGGGTCTAGCACCGTCGTTTTCTCGACCACCTGAACCGTCGTGAGCTTATCGCGCACGGCCTGAGATGCTTCCGCATATTTCACACCGCACCAATTGATCGTAAGTGTGCAAGCAATGACAACCGCATAAGAGGCAGCAATAATTATAGCAGTTATTAAGATATACTTAAGAGCTTTTAGCAGTCGTTTATATCTATTCATTTCACTAGCTCCTGAAGTTTCTGAAGTAGCATTTTATCGGGTAGCGCGGTCCGCTTAGGTCGTGGCGTGTGATCGTTGGAGTCTTTCAGAAGATTGAGGCGAGGAGTCCAGAGGAAAAAGACCTCAGCGGTCTGGAAGTCTCTTATGTAAGATTTAATGTTTCGCGCGAAACAATCGGTCCCGTCGAAAGAGTAATTGTTGGGGTAGTTAGCCGTAGAAGGCACATCGCCGTGCTTCTCCAATTTGAAGGGCGCGGAGAGACCTCCTTTCCATGGCGTGTTAATTATAGTGCATGTAGGCGCGGCGTCGTGGAACCGACAGAGCAAAGGAGTAGGGTCTTTGATATTGTGCTCGCAGACTGGAGAGAATTCGATCCGAGAATGCCCTGACAGTTTATTGAACCGCTTGGCCGAACCTATGGCGTACTGCACTTGTGCATCGTTGAAGATGTGGTCATCGCTCCAACAGAGATGGATTCGAATTAGAGGGCATTTGCCGCTCTCTGAGAGAGCTTTCACCAGCGGGTAAACGTCACCAAAGGTGCGATCAAAGAACCCTGCCGCCCAGCCTTTCGGGTGGTTCTTGAGGACTAGATCGGGGTATTTAGCCCCCGCTAGATAGTCAATCCCGAATATCATTTCTTGCCCTTTATTAAATCGTAGGCTCGCTTAACTGCTTCGACTCTACCCGCCTTCAAGTCTCGGACAATCGGAGCCGACCCAGGCAGCGCCCGGATCGACTCAATGATTGAGAGGACCAGGCGGTCTTGGTAACGAGGGGATTCAAGAAGTTTCATTAGGCGGCCTTTCGCTTAGCGATTCTTTCCCGAGTGGCTTCAACGAACTTGATGGCACCCTTCAGAGTCTTAAAAGGGGTCGAGTTGCGAATGATGATCGGGTACCAACTACCGCCCTCGGTCCCTTTCATCTCCATGCATGGCCACCAATGCCCGTGGCCATTTTGCGAGCAGTAAAAGCGCTGATTCCCTTCGGTCCAATTTTCTTGTGCGTACTTTTCCATTTCATTTCCTTGGTTTCGGCTCTCGCCGTTCGTCATGTCCTCACTATATACAATTTAAATTGTACAATGCAAGAGAAAAAGAACAAAAAGAATTGTCTATATATGTAAATATAGTTATAGTGTAAGTGGGAGGTGGGAGAATGTTGCAACCAATGAAGATCGCTAAACAAATCAGGGAAGAACTTGGTGTCACTAAATACCGCATGGCTCAACTGGTTGGGATAATGCCGCAGAGCTACGAGACACTCGAGACGAAAAGCACCAACATGCACCTTAAGCACCTGGTTTCATTGTGGGAGATTGCACGGGATCAGCTAGGGTGGCAGGCAGATAAATTTTTAGCGTACCTCGCCGCAGAGCAGATCATGATCCAGAAAGAGAAGGGTAGGGGCGGAGAGAAGAAGAAGTGAAGAGGCTTTTTCTCAGCTCCTTAGCATTAGGTTGTGAGATACTCATCACTGCATTGGAAACTGTGGCGGGTTGGCTGGAGAAAATATCTAGATGGGCGAAGCCATGAATCACAGTGACAAAGCTTTATGAATGATCTGCCACGTTGGAAAAATCCAGTATTTCAGCACCCAAAATTCATGAAGCCTAATGAGATGGCGGAATTCCTAGGAGTTTCTAAGGGGACGCTGTATAATTGGCGACGAATGGGTATGCCAAGTTACCGACTAGCGGGTAAGTTGGTGAGGTATAGCCCGACCGAGGTAATCCAGTGGATAAGGGAGACCCAGCCCGATCAGGCGCTGGAGGACGAAGAAGGATGGAAGTAGGGAATAGGGGAGAAGGCTCCCCTTGATTAGGTTAGTTAGACTATCGATCTCCATATCGCCAATTTCGCTCTTTCATCTCCGCGCGTAGTGTGCGCCGATACCAGCTCCGGCAGGTCTCCTCAAATAGTCCTGGAGTAGACGAGACACACGATCCGCTGCCGTCAGTTTCCGTAATTTGTTGGCCCAGAGTGCCAGTGTAACCCTCTGATTCTAAACGGATATATCCACCAGAGTCGGGCATCCAAAAATTAAATACTACTCCCAGTTTCCGTGATTTAATTGATAGTCTCATATCGTTGCTCCTGTTTGTTAGTCGTCGGCTTAAATCATCCCGCGCATGCGGAGTTAGCTAGTCCTCCTCGTGTATCCACCGGATCGCTACTGCGCGAGATACCCCGAGGGCCTGAATAATCTCAATCATGCGACTCTGTAACAGTCCGAGAGAGTCTGTCTGCCATGCGTCAGAGTAGAGCAATTCCCTCACCGCTGGATCGCTCTCAATAATTAGTCTAGCTGCCTCGGTGACCTCGCCAGTCTCCTCATCGGGGTATTTATCGTCAGTTGGATCGCCCCAAACCTCAATTAACATAGCTATTAGGGCATCAACCTCTGACTCCCACTGGTCTTTGGGTGGGATCGGGCCACTCCAAGCGTATTCACTACCAAAAGAGTCGCGGCCCCAGGGAAGCGCTTTTTCTAGATATGAATCAAACTCCTCTGCTAGTTCGTGTCCGTCGTCTCGTACAAAGTTTAAGCCAATGTCACGTGTCATGTGTTGCCCCTGTTTATTTATTGGTCAGAACTCTCTGACACCCTCACTATGCATTAACAATTGTACAAGCGCAACTAAAAAAGTGAGGTATTTTTCAGATTTTTTTAAAAACCTTGACAAAAACAGCCAAAAGCTTCGAAAAGTCGATCTAAAATAAAATGGTGTACGGAGCGGATTCATTTCTGCATAATTCCTCGAATATTCCATAACCGTTTCAAACCCCTAGCCTACTTATCCACTGGTTCAAACCTCGCTTATAGACTACTGTTCTATTATTTCATTTTCTCGCGTGAAAACCCCTACGAACCCACATAGCTATTTCTTTTCTTCTTTCTTTTTAAGTGGTTAAGGTCTTCACTAGAATGATCATTCTAGTAATTCTAAGAAATGTGATAAAATCTCGATCATGGTTCTAAAGAACCAAAAGATCCCCGGTCTCAGGGGATCTTTCTCTTACTTTTCTCTCTCTCTAAGAAAATAAGAGCTGCTCCGAACAAAGGGAGGAAGGGTGAAAGGAAAGGAATTAGGAAAGAGGGGGATCCGGGGGGAGAAAACCTCAAAGGAAAACCCATAGGGAAACTATTTAGATCAATTCAGACCAATTTCAAAATGAGATCCAAAGAAAGAAAGTCTCTCCTTCGCAATCTCACCAACTACATCAAGCTCGCCTATCCGTCAGTCAAGCTCATTCAAGGCCAAGACCATTTCCACACCTATTTCGGATTGCCCAAAGAGGAACTAATTCGCCATTTCGAGAGCCAAGCCAAGAGGCTCGGATATAAGATCAATGACTATGGCCTAACCTGGTCCGTCCGCTATGCAAACTTTGCATACCTCCCAAATGACCCAGAATCGTTTCTAAGCCTCGAGAACGTTAGGGCTGTACCTAGCTCGGAGGTGGTGAGATTAAGCCAGGAGGAGCGAAGCAGGGCGGAATACAGAGTATTGAGGGCTGTGATAGGGAAGGGAATGAGAGAGGCGAAACTCGCTTTACGCTATAAAACAAGCCAAAGTAGAGCCATTGCCACCGATAATTCGACGATTTGTGCAATAAATCTGAGATATTGCCGAGAAACTCAACATATTATGCGGGGAATCATGCACAGCGCTCAGGTCAAGAAGTCTAGATGGGGCGTTATTGACTACTACACCGGCCTCTATATCCGCGACTGACCCAAATTCACTAGAAACAGAATTCTCGTGAAGTTAGAAAGGGCCTATGCAAAGAGGGTGCCAGAGCCAACTCGACAAGAATCGTGCCAAGATTGCTATGCAATGTCCGTACCAGCTGACTTATCCACACCCTAGAGTGGTCATTCGGTCCTGTGGATAACTCGGGGGGTACCTCCGGTCATGGGTGGGGCCCCTGATATCAATATAGCTGCCTTTGTGACGCCCCCAAAATTCCAACCCCCTCCCCACCACTTCACCCAACTCCACCCCTTCCCATTCCTATACAATTATAATAGACTACCTTTGTAAGGACTTGAGTGTGGGCGGTAGCACGGCCCCGCTTATCTGAAAAGCTTAAGAGAGTTTGAGATAAGGGGACAGGTAGAGTTCGAGACTCTAAGGTCCTTACTTTAATAACCAAACCAGAATGAACCCCCTCACCGACTTTTACGGCACCCCTCTCGCTATAGGCGACATTGTAGAAGAGACCGACACTGGTCACGTTCCTTGCTGGAAGTACCACTCCGTAGAAGATACTGGCTGGGGCCCTGAGATTAGAGACTTTGCCGGTCACAATGTAGGAATGTGCTATAAGCCTGGAGTCTGTTCTTCGGCTGAAGAGCTAGAGGAGGACGTGTGGGAGTTGATGAGGCCTTAGACGAAGACGAGAAGCGCCTAGCAGATTGGTGGCCAAAGCGACGCAATGAGCGAGAAGTAAAAGACTTGGGTTGGAGTTGAATATATTGATGACTGACCTGCCCTAGTAGCTCAGTTAGTAGGTTCAAGTCCGGCCTAGGGCTCTATTAAATCTGGAGGGCAATTAGGGTCTTTAAGGTTTCTTTCAATACGGTCTTTCTTGCGTTGTTCTAGGTCTACTACCGGCCTGGAGGTGTTTTGGTATATCCCCACTAAGAGCACTGCTATAACAATCAGTAGAACCTCCATACCTCTCTCCTTTTTCTTTGTCAGCCCCTACCCTAGCACAATAAAGTAGTTAAGTTAAGAGGCATGATCCCACCTGACTACTTTGGCACTACTGTTCCTACTGCACCTTTAGAACTAGCGGCTAATCTACTTTTCCTTAGAATTGCTGGACTCTTAGCGGAATTAGGCGTTGACATGCCAGCCATTTCTTCGGGCTATCGGAGCCCAGAGCATAACGCAAAAATAGGTGGTGCTAAGAAGAGCCTTCACACGTTAGGGCGAGCGGTAGATTTCAAAGACCCTGACCACACTCTCTACAAGGCGATTGCCCAAAGGCCGGAGCTTTTAAAGAAGTATCGGCTCTGGATGGAAGACGGCAACTCTACCCCTACATGGGTTCACCTAGATACTGGTGTGAGGTTTGATAGACGCATTCGAATCTTTAAACCTTAGCTCGCTTGTCTGACTAAATTCTACTGACAGTATTGTTCTAGTTTGGTTGGGTTGCTCCTTGGCCCATGCCTTAGAGGTTTGCCCTTCCGTTAGCCGTCACTAGCGGGAGGGTTTTTTGAACTAGGTTTAGATGGTTCCTTCTACAGTCAATGAAAGGCTTGCCACTCTTGAAGAGAGAGTTTTTGTTGCGCAGACAGTAGAGCTAGAGAAGTTAGCGCTAGAGATTAAGAACCTGAACCACAGACTGAACGTACTGATACTTTTGCTTGTCGGTAATTTTGGAATCAGCTTTCTAAAGGCTCTTCCTCTATTGGAGAAACTACTATGAGCTTTCTTAGTAAGGTGTGGGATAAGCTGAATGGAAGGAAGGTGATTGTAGGCTACATCCTTTCTCAGATTCCAGGATTGTCTGATTCGACTACGGCAGGAGCTATAGGGGATGCGGTAGATGCTTGGATTAAAGCAGCGGCTACGGGTCAATACCCATTAGTGATTCAGCCTACTGCTTATGCGATAGCCCAACTCCTTCTTTTGGTTGGAGTCGGGCACAAGGTTGTAAAGAAGCTTAACAGCCCTTCTTCTTAGAGCCCTTACTCTTACCTTTGGCTTTCATGCCGGTAGGAGTGCTCTTCTCATGAGGCCTAAACTCAGAGCTATTGAACTTACCTTTAGTTCCATGAGCTGAAGCTACCACTGGTACGGTGCCACCAATGAAGCCATGAGTATCGTAGTTATAAATCTTTCCCATCTTACTTTCCTTTCATTACTTTTTGATTTTCAGGCCGGACTGACCACCCAGTCTTATCTTTTATCTTCTCAGCTCTAAAAGTCTTAGAGTAGTTAAGATAGCCAGAGATGTCCCGTTTGTGGGCGGCTAGTGCTTGTTTGTTGATATCCCCTATCTCTTTCATCGTCCCTTATCTCCAAAGATTTTCTTATTTTCGGGTCTGACACTCCAGCCAGCGTTATCCTTGATAGGCTTCGCTTTTAGAATCTCTACATACTTTGTATTCTTAGAAGTGGCATCTTCCTCAGTTGGCGTGAACCCGATCCCCTTCTTCCCTGCTGCTTTTTTCATGGCAAGCTCTCCATAGACATATTCCGTATTCTGTCAGGTCCTATTGCCCACGAAAGCGTTCAAGCCTTTTCTGGCTATAGGATTAGTCTATAGGGAGGGGATGCAGTCACTCTCAATTATTGAAACGGTGAAAGAAGCTATCGGGTATCACTCCAGCGTGGTCGGAGAAGCCCCTAGTTGTGTCTTCCTTGGACCAGCCGAGTTCTCTGAACTGGTAGAGGAGATGGGCGAGTTAGGCTTTCAGCGCGGGTGGGAAGTAGCCGTCATTAGTGGCTTACCTGTTTATAGAACCACCGTAGAAGGAATTGCCTTTCCTCGTAGCCCTCTTGTCCGAGAACTGAATCGGGCCAATATGAGAATGGAGGAACATGAGACGGAATAAGGGACAACAAGACCCAACAGTCGCCAACGAGGATGATGGTCCATCTGATTTTGATGAGACAGCCTTCTTATCTCCTTTGCAGGTTGTTCGCTCAGGTATAGCCGTTATGGCTAATGAGATGGGTCGCCTGATTCGAAAGTCAAAGCGTACCGGCCTTAATGGTATGCAATCCTTAGTCCTCGAAAAGTATATACGCCTAGCTTCTGATGTGGCCAAGAAGCATAAAGACATTAACCTAGAGTTCTCCTCTCTTGAAGAACTTGAGAATGCACCACCTGAACGGATTGGTCAGATTCTAGACCAAGCCTATTCAAACCTTAATCCCCACGAAGTGAACGTTTACAAGCCTAAAATAGTTCGTAAGCCCGTTCCTATTCCATGGTTAAACAAAAATGAAAATTGAGTATGTAAGGTTTCGAGAGCCCGTTCGGCTACTCACCTCTCAAGGCAATCGAGAGCATCTATTTCTTAATCTAGATATGTTCGATCTCAACTTTGAAGATTCGCTTTATCTGGTGATTAGAGAAAAAGGAGGCGACAGAATCACGGCTATTGTTCCTCTTCATAACTGCAACTATTTCAGGCCAAGCCCTAAGGAAGAAACTTTTGACATGGAAGAGCTTTCTCCAGAAGTGGAAGACCTTGGAGATGGACTTTTAATTGAGATTCCTAGACGGGGAAGGCCACCAAAGAATGCAGCTTACAAGAGCCCAACAGCTTAAGATTTTAGAGGCGTATAACCGTAGGCATGCCAAGGTCAAGGCGCTTCGAGAGTCATGCTTTCCGGAACAGCTAGCTTTTATAGACGACCCAAGTAAACAGAAGGCCGCGCAGTGTACAAGAAGGTCAGGTAAGTCATATGGTGGAGCTGGTGTTTATCTTTGCTCAACTTGCATTGAGTATCCTCGGGCTACGTGTCTGTATATCGCTACTACTCGTGAGCAAGCTCGCAGAATCCTTCTTAAAGACGTTCTCTCTGAAATAAATCGTAACCATTCCCTTGGCATGAAGGTCAACTTAACGACCCTCACCGTCTCTTTCCCTAATGACTCTTTAATCTACCTTATGGGCTTAGACTCTAAGCCGGAAGAGATGGAGAAGGCCCTCGGTCAAAAGTATCGCTTAGTGGTGATTGATGAAGGTGGCTCATGGAGACAGGACCAACGGAAGATGATTTATGACGTGCTCCAACCAGCTTGCGCCGACTATCAGGGCACAATTGCCATGCTTGGAAGCCCGGTTAATAACATTAAGACACATTTCTATGAAGTCACGGGGTTAAAGGAATCCGATCCTGGCTATGTACCAGGTTGGGCGGTTCATAGATGGAGTTGGCAGAATAACCCTCACGTCAGGGTAAACATGCAAAAGCAGATCGATAGAATGATCGCTGCTAACCCTAATATCATGCAGACCCCCGGCTTTCGGCAGATGTACCTAAACGAATGGGTAGTCGATCCGGGCGCTCTCTGCTACAAGTACGACCTCTATCGGAATTCTATTAGTTCCCTCCCCTCTGATAATCGCTACAGCTTTGCCGTGGGCGTGGACCTTGGATTCAATGACCCTACCGCCATAGTAGTTTCGGCTTACTCTGAGTATGACCCAACCATGTACTTTGTAGAGGTTATCAAGCTTAAAGAAGCAGACCTTTCCACCGTAGCCGAACACCTTAACCAAGTCCGCCTGAAGTACAACCCTTACAAGTGGGTAGTAGACGGAGCGGCCAAACAAGCCGTGGCCGAACTAAAGAACCGCTTCGGTTTTCCTTTCGAGCCAGCAGATAAGACCGGCAAATATGAAATGATACAACTGATGAACAATGACTTCATTAGTGGACGAATAAAGCTCGTTATGCCCGGATGTGCGGAGTTGGAAGACGAGTACAACAACCTAGTTTGGGATGAAAAGTCCAGGCTGGACCGGACCAAGAAGACCGTTGAAAACTCAGCTTGTGCCAACCATGCGGCAGACGGGTCTCTGTACTCCTGGAGAATGTGCTACCACTACGCCGCTAGAGAGCACGACTTAATCATTCATCCTAACTCTGAGGAAGCCATGGAGTTATGGGCGGAGAAGGAAGCTAGAAAGTTAAAACGAAAGGGCGAAAGGGATTGGTTTATGGAAGAGATGGGAGAAGCTTATGGTATGCACTAGAACGAAAGCGGAAAGACAGTTCCCACTCAAAAAGCTAGAGGCCCTGGTCAAGATAGCCGTGGACAATAACCTTTCACTCCTAGAAGTAGGAGACGTTAAGATCGTTCCAGTCCCTAGACCTTTCTCCCCTGCTTTCTCTCAAGACACTCTCTACAAGAAGACTGAAGCCAAGATTGGTAGACCTCTTACCGACAGGGAAAAAGAGGATGAAGCATTGTTTGGGCCAGGAGGATCGATAGTCTCCGAGTATGAGTGAGATACCGGTAGTTTACTACGGCACATCTGGGGAGAAGAACAACCCTAACGCCTTTTGGTGGAGAGAACCCAAAGGGGAGGTTCATGCCCATGTATTCCCTATCGTTCGGAAAGTCCGACAAGAGCAAAACTCTAGGCGAGCCGACTATCTAAGGTTTGCTAAACTGTATGCCAATCGGGACTTCGACCGCTTCATTTCTAGCGTGTCCGCTTCCCTCTTCGGTAAGAAAATCTCTTTCAATGTCATTAAAGCCTGTATTGATACGGCTTGTGCGAAGATCTCCACCACTAAAACCAGACCGATGTTCCTTACCGAGAAAGGGTCTAGAAAGCAGCAGAATAAAGCCAAGAAGCTTACCCAATACCTAGACGGCACCTACTATCAAAGTGATATCTACTCTATCGGCCAAGAGGTCTTTCGGGATGCCTGTATATTCGGCACGGGGGCCCTAAAGTGCCTGGAAAAGGATAATCAAATCTCATACGAACGGACCTTTATAGATGAGATAGTAGTCGACGATATAGATGGGAGGCTCGGGAATCCTAGGCAGCTTCACCAAACTAAGCCCATTCACCGAGAGATTCTAAAAGAGATGTTCCCCGACGAGGAAGGGGCTTCTCGCATTAGGCAGGCTATAGATTCAGCAGAAGCAGTCTCTAGACCAGAGAAGAATGGCCTAGTGGATATGATAGAGGTGGTCGAATCTTGGCACCTCCCAAGCGGGAAAGACGCTACAGATGGCCGTCATACTATCTGTATTCAGAACGAAACGCTTCTAGATGAAGAGTGGAATCATGAAAGCTTCCCTTTCATCTTCTTCCGATGGAATAAGCCAATCTTAGGCTTCTTCGGCGAAGGTCTAGCCGCTGAACTCATTGGCATACAGCTTGAAATAAATATGATGCTTCTTAGGATTAAGGAAGCACTAGAACTTATGGCCGTCCCTAGAATCTTTTTAGAGGAAGGGTCTAACGTTAATAGCTCTCATATTAATGACGAGATCGGTGGAATCATAAAGTATAGAGGGACTCAGCCCACCGCCGTAACCTGGCAGGGCATGAACCAGGAGACTTACAATCACCTTGAGTACCTCTACAAGAAAGCTTTCGAGATATCAGGCATAAGCCAACTCTCAGCCAGTTCCAAGAAGCCAGCCGGATTAGATTCAGGCGTTGCTATCCGCGAATATCAAGACATTGAAACGGAAAGATTCGCAGTAGTGGCGAGTGCTTATCAAAAGTTCTACCTAGACGTAGCCAAATTAACCATCGCCATTCAAAGAGAGATAGCAGAGAAAGATCCAAAGCTCTCGGTAAGGGTTAAAGAAAAGAAGTTCATGACCACTATCAAGTGGAAAGAGGTAGATCTTGATGATGATAAGTACATCATGCAGGTCTTTCCAACTAACTTCCTGCCCAAGACTCCAGAAGGGAAACTTCAATTCGTTCAGGAATTAATTCAGTCGGGCTTTATAGATCCAGATTGGGCTTTATCGTTACTCGACTTCCCTGACCTAGAAGGATTCTTTAATCTCAAGACATCGGCCATTGACGATACACTCCAAATTCTTGATCGAATAATCGAGGATGAAGAGTATACGGCCCCAGAAGTATATATGAACCTCCACCTGTCCATGGGAATGGCGCAGGGGGCATACCTTAGAGCAAAGACAGACGGGACTAGTGACATTTCTCTGGAATACCTACAGCGTTTCATTGATGACTGTCAGGCTCTTCTAGAGCAGATGAATCCACCGGCCCCCACTCCACAGCCTCAAGCTACGGCGGTTCCAGAACCTAAGCCGCAATCTGACTTGATGCCCGTGAACCCACCAAACGCAGGAGCGTAATGGTGGAAAATCGGGAATGTCTGACAATAGCACTGTAGAAAGTTCGGAAGCCTCAAGTTCAGTTGAGTCGGTACAGGAGTACCCTAATTCAGCTATGAGCGCGGACCCCGTTATTGAGGAAGAGACTACTCAAGAGGTCCCTGAAACTCCCGTCGAAGAGGCACCTAAGCCTGAAAAGCTCGCACCAAAGCTAGCTAAACTCAAAGAGCGGGAAGCTCAACTCCTAGCCAAAGAGCAAGAAGTAGAGAGGCGTCTAGCGGAAGCGGAAGCCCGTGCTTCAGAAGCTCAGAAGAAAGAAGAATCCTTAGAACTCCTTAAAAAGAACCCTACTAAAGCTCTTAATGCTCTTGGGCTCACTTTCAACGATTTAGCTGAAGCTCTCCTGAATGAAGAAGAGTCGGGAGATTCCACGCCTTCAGAGATTGACGCCGTTAAGTCAGAGCTTGAGCAGATTAAGAAGAATCTAGCAGACAGAGAAGAACAGGCTCGACTAGCACAAGAGCAAGCGGAAGCCGCTCAATTGGACTCAGCGGTCCAAGGTATCAAGCAGACAATCAATCAGCATCTACAAGCCCACGCCGAAGACTTTGATCTAATTCTGGCAACCGGCAAGCAGGATGCTGTGTACGACATGATGAAGTGGAGCTGGGATAAGACTGGCGAAGTAATGCACTTCACCGAAGCTTGTAAAATAGTTGAAGACTACCTGACGGAACAAATGAAGCCACTAGCGGCATCGCGCAAGCTTCAGACTTTAATAGCTCCAACTCCTAAAGCTCCGCAAAAAACCTCATTCGGCAAGACCTTAAGCAACCAAATCGGACAAGTCGTAGCGGTTCCTGATGGGCGTAAAGCCTCTCAGCTAACTCGTGAAGCACACGAGATCCGCAAACAAAACGCAATTAAACACTTACGATTTACTTAACTTAAGGATCTCAAATGGGCTTAGATTTAACATCATTCGATGGTGCGCTAAAGGAATACTATGACGGACCAACCGTTCAAAACATGGTATATAAGAACAACCCTTTGTTCGCACTTGTCCCTAAACAAGAAGACTTTTTCGGACGTAATAACCCCCAGCCGATTATCTACGGCAATCCTCAGTCTCGTTCTTCTACTTTTGCTCGGGCTCAAGCTCGATCACTCTTAGAGAACTCCAGGATTAAGGAATTTCTTGTAACTCGCATTAAGGACTACGCCATCTGCACTATCGATAATGAGACAATAGAAGCCTCAAAATCGGATAAGGGCGCGTTTCTTGAAGCTGCTACGGTAGAAATTAACGGTATCATTCAGAGCCTAACTCGGTCGGCAGCGCAGAAAATGTACCGGTCAGGCTATGGCGCGATTGGAACCATTGGTAGCTTCTCAACTACTACGATTACTCTAGCAGTTACCGCCGATATCGTGAACTTCGAGATTGGGCAAGAGTTAGACTTAGCCGCTAATGAGGGATCGGGAACTCTTAGAGCATACGGGTCTTCGTCTAACGGGCTTATCGTAACAGGCGTTAATAGAGCTACTGGTGTTTTAACGTTCGGATTTAACGTTAATGACGCGACCAACGGTATCCCTACTATCGCTAATGCAGATTCAATCTTTATCCGTGGTGACCGTCATAATAGTGCGACTCCTTCCCTACTCTCGATTGCCGGATTAGAAGCGTGGATACCGTTCACTTCCCCAACCTCCACCACGTTCTTCGGAGTGGATCGAAGTGTAGACCCTACTCGGTTAGGTGGTCAGCGGTATGACGGATCGCTAGTCCCAATTGAGGAAGCGTTAATCAATGCAGCGGCCTTATGCGCTCGTGAAGGTGGTAGCCCGGATCACTTCTTTGTCGGCTTCGATAAGTACACGGACATTGAAAAAGCGTTAGGCAGCAAGGTTCAGTACACGGACTTAAAAGTTGGTGATATTGGATTTAGAGCCCTTAGAGTAAACGGTCCTGCCGGTGAGATTAAGGTTATCCCTGACCAGAACTGTCCTTTTAACCGTGGATACATGCTCCAGCTTGATACTTGGGTTTACAAGTCGCTTGGTAAGGCGATTCGTATCTTCGACACGGACGGTCTAACCATGTTGCGGCAGCAGACAGCCGACGGTGTCGAGGTTCGAGCAGTTTACTACTCCAACCTGATGTGTAACGCCCCAGGATATAACTGTTGCGTGAAGCTGTAATGTAGAAGGGGGGCTTTCGGGCCCCCCATATAAATCTAAGAGGGAATCATGGGCAATCGTTCGCTTCACCGGCCTTTCTGTTATCAAAGATATCTTACATCCCTTACTGGGAAGATTGTTCTAGCTTCTGGTGGTGCTATTACTGGAACTCCTACGGGTACCGGCTACTCTGTAGTTAGGACTTCCGCTGGGTTGTACACTTGGACGCTAGACGATCAGTTTCCAGAGGTCCAAAACTGGCAAGCTTGGCTAGTAGAAACAGCAGTGACTACCCTAATTGGTAAGCCGTTGCTTAACTACACGACTGTTCAAACTCAGAAAGCTGGGACAGCTCAATTCCAGATCACGACTAATGCTGCAGTAGCCGCCGATGTAGCTGCTATCGCAGAAATTCATTTCCGGTTTGAGTTCAGAAACACTTCATTGACGAGGTAGAATGGCCGATAAAAGTAAGCTAGCTGCTTTGATTATCGGAGGCTTAAAGCCAAAGGGCGCTCCTTCTTCAGAAGAATCTGGAGAGGGAGAGATGCCCGAAGAGTCTGAGATGTCGGATTTAGATACAGCAGCGCAAGAGATTCTAGATTCAATCAATAGTAAGGATGCTTCGGCCCTATCCGAGGCTCTTAAAGCTTTTGTAGATATGTGTTAATAGGCCCCCATGTCAGATCTACGCGACTTAACCACGCTAATCGCTAAAGTTAGGCAACGGGCGGACATGGAATCCACTCAGTTCTGCACTGATAGTGAGATAACGGGCTACATTCAAGACGCATGGCGAGAGCTTTATGACCTGTTAGTAGAAGCGGTAGAGGACTACTCCTTTACCACAACTTCGTTCACTATCTCCTCTGGCAATACCTACAGCCTTCCAGGCTCATTCTATAAGCTAAGAGGGTTAGATGACCTCTCCGATCCCAATAATCCCGTCACAGTAAGAAAGTTCCTCCTTGGAGAGAGGAACGACTATAGTGCTAGAGATAGATTGGCCGGAAGGTTTCTATATTCTGATGTATTCTACCGGATTGAAGGCGGGAATCTAGTAATCCTTCCAAGCGACAAGGCGGCTAGACCTTATCAGTTGATGTATGTCCCTACCCCCACGATTCCAGTGTTAGGCGCGGACACCATAGATGTAATAAACGGCTTCGATAAGTACATTATTGCCGATGCTGCTATGCAGTGTCTCACTAAAGAGGAGTCGGACATAACCGCAGTAAAGGCCGAAAAAGCTTACCAGCTAGAAAGAATCACCAAGATGAGGGCTAGCAGGGACCAGAACCTACCGGAGAGAGTAACGAGAGTTAGAAGCTCCAGAAGTAACTGGTGGGGTATGGCTTCCGATGACCTATAGCTCAGTCAAGACCGTTGCTACTGATGATCCAGTACTATCTAAGATTCAGGATAACCTAGCTCATAAGGTTGACGAGATTGGAAGCTCTCTAATCCTAGATGGTCGCCTAATAGAAGGCATAGTTCTTACTACTGGAGCAGCTACCTTAGTCTCTCACACTCTTGGAAGGCCAGTAAAAGGGTGGTTCGTTGTAAAAACAAGGCCTAAGACTGCACCTCCTGCCACACCTATATATATCTGGGATATCGATATAGCCGTAGGTTTACGCTCGCTGTATTTAAGTATGTGGGCGGATCAGAACTGCACTGTGAGTCTATGGGTATTCTAGCATGGCGCTTCAAAAACAAATAAAGCAGCTTGTATTCGAGAAAGGGCTTGATACTCGGACCAATCCCGATTTAGTTCCTATCGGGACGCTTCATGCTCTTGAGAATGCTCAATTTAAGCAGCGCGGGAAGATATCCAAGAAGAATGGCTCTGTCGAGTTTAGCACCACTATTGCCACTACTGAGTTTCAACCGTATTCGGGTGCTTTGCCTGCCGCTAGGTCAGGGTTTACGCATAAAAGCTCCCTTTTAGCCGTAGTCCCAGGAGTCGCCACAGCCGATCCTCAGTGGCAAAACTCACAAGATCTAATTTACAACAGGGCTCTAACCTCAAATAAGTGGGCATATACTGCTAGGGCGGCTCACTGCTCCGCTGAAAGTCACCAGGTAGGCATACAAGGCTCTAAAACGGCTACTTCTCCATACCTAAAGCAAGGGGTTGGAAGCATCGATGTCGCTTATGTAAATGGGTATATCGTCTCAGCCACTCAAACTAATACGGTAGGTACTAGCTACGTAGATTTTATCGACGCAAAGACCAACGAAGTCGTTCTTTCTCAGACAATAGCTGTTGGCGCTCCTAAGATAGTTCAGATGGGCACCGCTGCCATCGTAATGGGCCAGATAGGGACCAACATTAAAGGGTTTCTCTTCGATACTACCAATCTAGCCACAGTCCCAGCTGCAAATATCATCACGTTTGCCGTGAACGTAGGTCCCAATAACACTTGGGATTGTATGGTTTCCTCTTTTAATAGCCTTCTTTACATAGCGCACTTAAACACCACGCCGGGGCTCACTGTTGCTAGTTACGCGCTCGGGGCTATCCCAGCCGGAGGAGGATTCGCCGGTACTACGGCAGTGTTTACTGATGCTACGGACACGCCCTACTTAGGGTTCGCTATCTTTGGCGGGGAATCGGTCCACCAGCATATAAATGTAGTTTACGCCAAGGCCGGAGTTGGGACTCGCCTAAGAATCCTAACCATGGCACTGGCTAACGTATCAGTAGCTACAATCTACGCTTATGAGTGTGTGGCTATCTCTGGGTCCAGCTTCTTATACGATACAGTCAATAACCGTGGTTTGATTGTTGGAGAGTTCACTGATTCGGCAGTAGAACACGTTGGGAACTTTCAACACTTCTATTGGAATGCCGCAGGAGCAACTCCACTAACCTATAAGACTGCTCGGCCTTGTCGCTTAAGCTTGGCTTCGAAGCTCATCAAGATAAATGGGTACGTGTATCAGCTCATAGTTCATCCAAATGGCAGTGAAAGAACGTTCTTCTTAGTCATGCACCCTCTAGATACTTCTGGAAACGTGGGTCAGCTTAGGCCGATGGCTAAACTCCTCTTCGGCGAAGCCGGATTGCAAAACAGCTTTTACGTTGGGCTACAGGCAATGATGCCGCAACTCACTGTAGGAGCGGTCTCTACTCAATTCTATTGTGGTGGAACTAGGTTTGCTCAATATCTAGATTCGACTACCTTCGCTTCCACCCCGCAGTGGTTCTTATTTGACCTCGCAGATCCGAGAGCTTACCAAGCTAGAGAGATTGCCAATTTGACTTACCTCAACGGGGGATTCCCAGCCGTCTATGATGGAGGTGATTTCTACGAAGCTCAGTTTCTTCATAGCCCATGGGCCCCGTCAGGACTAACCGCAGGAGCAGCGGGGAGTCTCACTCCTAGCACTACCTATTCAGTCATTACTCTTTTTGAGTACGTTGATTCTAACGGCAATAGGCACCAGTCAGCACCGTCTCTCCCTGCTTCCGTTACTCTCGGAGGTGCTCAAAATTCTATCTCGCTCACAGTATACGCGCCGTCCTTAAGCTGTCATAACACTGTGACACTCTCAATCTATAGGACAGAAGGTAACGGAACCATCTATTACCGAGAGAAGTCTCTCCAATTAGCTTGCACAGCTACACCTACCACTACGACCCTTACCATTGCCGATTCAGTTCTTATACAGCAGGAGATTCTATATACCTCGGGTAATGTGATTGATAATCAGTGCCCAGTAGCCACTAAGGCCCTGACTGCTTGGAAGAATCGAATCTGGTGCCTAACTGATTCCGGTCTTAACTATTCCAAAGAGGTTACTGATGGAGTTCCAGCAGCCTTTAATCCTGTTTTCACCATCGACATTGGAGCCTCGAAAGGAACACCCACGGCGATTGCCGCGCTACAAGATAAGCTGATTATCTTCTTTAAAGACCAGATTTATTACATATCGGGGGATGGGCCTGACGCCACTGGTACGGTGGGTTCTTTTACCCCTATTGAGCTTGTGGCTCCTGGAATCGGATGCGTTGAAAGCTCTGGCATCGTAGAGATGGCGGACCAAGTTCTCTTCCACTCACGGGATGGGTGGAGACGTATCAATCAGGCTCTTGTTATAGACTTTATCGGCTCAGAGCTACAGTACTGGGTAAACGAGGACTCCGTTACCTACTCCGCTCAGCATGTAGATCCTATCCATGAGGTAAGGATCTCTGATGGGGCTCGGACGTTCGTATATGACACTTATGGCCAGCAATGGATAATTAATACCGTTTGGGACGATAAGCGTGGGTTCTACTGGACTGCCGCCGATGGGTCTAGAAAGTGGGTAAGAGTCACCTCAACAGGAAAGATGGGATGTGAGGTCAGCACTTCAACCGCAGACATAGGAGTGAGCTATCCTAGGCTTAGAGTCACCACCGGATGGATCTCCATGGATCAATTCGAAGGGTTTCAAAGGATTTATGAAGTTCAGCTATTACTCCGGAACTTAACCGGAGATGGAATGGTATATGTCGATGTGTTTTATGACTATGTGTATGAACTAGTGGAGACACACTCCCAGGCGGTCTTTGGCCCTGTTTGGGCGGAGTCTGATATATATGCTACCGCAGGAGCAGCTACTCCTTTCCCTCCTACTAGCCCAATGCCGATCTATAGGATTCAGCCTGCCGTTCAGAAATGTAGCGCTATTAGATTAGAGATATCAGACGGGACTACCGGGCTAGATACGTATGCGTTAGAACTTTCAGGACTAAACTTCGTGATTGGAGTAAAGGCCCTTTCCAATCGTCAAACAACATGGGGGATGGGAGGGAGTGGAAGACCCGCCTTTGTCCCGTAGTCATCTTTCCTGAGTGGGTCAGATCTATACCATATTCCTAGTTCTTGGAGGGATATATGGGGCTACTCGGGAAGATAGGTGAGTTCGGACAAAAGATTGGTCAGTACGCCATTCCAACCGCCGAGATTGTAGGGTCCTACTTTACTGGTAACCCAGCGCTAGCCGCTCAGGGAATCTCTGATTTCAATAAAGCCGATAAACCTTTTGAGTCTCAACTTAAGGACAAAGCAAGTAACCCAGCAGAGGCGGGGAACTACTTCGGTATGGGCTACACCCAACCCTATGGGGGGACCTCTAGTAGCAGCCCTATCCCTGATTCTGGAGGAGTCTCCGCTGATGGCTCTGGAGATAATCTAGGGAGCTTAATGGCGGGGGGCACCGCTATCATCGGCGGCCTAACCCAGATGTTCAATAAGCACAAAGAAGACAAGGCCCTCCAGTCGCAGAGACGAGAAACAAAAGCCGAGAATGCTGATACCTCAAATCGAAGAGAAGCCACCTATCGGCAGAACCGCCAAATGCTTCAGGCTTTTATTCAGAACTACGCTGATAAGCATGGAGTGAAGCTTCCTACCGACTCTCTTCCGGGAGCAGGAACAGCCAGACAACTACCTTTTGAGAATCCTCTCTACACAGGCCAGCCACAGGAGTTCTACGGCGGTGTTCAATCTGCTAATCCTCAACCTAAAAACGCTACTACTACAGGCTCCATGAGCCCAGTTAGCCCCTTACCTATCTCACCTCCTACTGACGGCTCCACAAATTACGCTCCTAAGACAGAGCAGCAG